CCTGCTGCTGGCCCCGCGATCGGGCACGCTCAAGATGCACAAGTTTCCCGCGGGCAACGGAACGATCCGGTTGCCCGCACCCGTACCGAACAGCAGCGACGTCAACGTCGGCTATTTCGACACCTCGGGCAGCACGCAATCACTCACCCGCGATACCGACTATATGACAATCACGCCGACACGCGGGCCTGCAACGGTTTATCCAATCACCGACTGGCCCGACGTGCATGAACTCGACAGCGGCCACTTTCGGCCTGACGCCGTCGAGGTGGCCTTCGTTGCAGGGTCAACCGCCGTTGACGAGATGGCGAAACAGGCGATCAGGCTGATTGCCTCCGACTGGTACGAACGCCGCGAAGAGACGTGCGAGACGGTCAGCCCGAGCATTGAAAACGGTTTGAAGCGGATTGCCGCAAAACTCAACTGGGGGTTCTACGGATGAATCGCATTTATCGAATGAGAAAAATCCCCAAACAGGGATACTGGCCAACCGAGCAGCGGAACCTGCCCGGCGCGGTCGCCGCCTATGACGGGCGGTCGATGACCCTCTCCGGCAGCGACATCACGACGTGGCGCGACTACTGCGGCAACCACGACCTGACCGCAGCCGGTGGCGCGGAGCCGACCGCCTACGTCGAAGCGTCGATGAACAATAAGCAGTGTGCTTCGTTTTTGTCGTCGGATGTGATGACGAGCGCGACGTTGTACAATCTGCTGGACGCAAACGCTGCCTACACGATGTATTTTGCAGTACAGTTTGAGCGAACAGAAACGAGCGGTACGGCAACGCAGGCATATCTTTTCCACCATGAACACGACGCCAATAATTTTGAATACATCCGTGTCAACCGGCACGGCACGGGGCCATATACCTACAGCGTTCTGGGATACAAGAAAGCGAATGGCGTGGTTCGTAACACGATGTACATCCAGAACCTCGCCGGGCGTGAACTGTCTTCGGATAAGTTCTACATTTGTATTTGCAACAAAACCAGCGGCGGCGCGATCGCTTACGTCAACGACCTGACGACCAATGACGACGCGGCAAACTGGAACGATGCGACGTACAACGTCAGCGGAACCGTCTATATCGGGTCGGACAGCAGCGGCGCGATTCCCAGTGCGGGGCCTTTGGCGGGGATGTGGCTGTATGACCAGCAGCACACCACCGCACAAATCCAATCCATGTACTCCTGGCTCCAGTCCCAGTTCGGCCCGATAGGCACGCCAATGCAGTCGATGCGCGGCTGCGTCGGCGTCTGGGAGGCGGCAGGCGGCACGGTCACTGGCAGCGGGTATTCCGAACTAGCAAACGAGGCACCCTAAATGGCACTTGCATCCTTCTTACAGGCAACCGACGCGAAACGACCCCCGAAGCTCGACGCCACCTTCCGCTGGAACCGGGAGGATTCCATGACGTTCGACGGCGGGGATGTGATGAGCAGCGCGGACTTCGCGTCGATAGTGACGGGGAAAAAGGCGTGTACGATTTATATGGTGGTGGAGGGGGGAACGCAAAGTGATGCGTGGCCCGTATTGTGGGCAGTTGGGTCGGGGTCTGCGAAGATGCAGGTTTATTGCCAAGCGGCAACAGGAACGATGTATTTCCAGCAAAAGGATGATGAAGGGGACGCAAAAACTATTGCAATTTCGGCATTGGGTGATCCTATTCCAAAAACCGTTATTGCGTTGGTGAACTATGGAGATGCAACGGGGGCAAAAGCGTTTGTTAATGACACTGGCACAAGTTATTCAGAGGCGACGTTTAACAGCGGTATTGATGATGTCACTATTGGCTCTGGTACTATGTTTCTTGCCGGGGTAAACTCCACGCCCTCTACTCCTTTCGTCGGAGAAATCCCCGGCATCTGGGCCTGCGACGTCGCCCACACCGACGCCGAAGTGGAAAGGAACATGGAGTGGCTGAGGGATACCTACTGTGTGGATGGGTGGGGGTATGATGGCAGTAGCAGTTACTCGACAATAAGCGACCATGCAGACCTCGACTTCGATGATGCAGCGGGTGACTGTGGCGACTGGTCGATTGGCGGGTGGGTGAAACTGGAAGAATTGACTCTTACTTATGGCTGGCTGTTGTCAATAGGTAATTACAACGCAACGCCGTCACTGAATGTCTTTTTTAAATCAGCAGATAATAAGCTTTATTTACAAGGTGAATCAAACGACGCCACATCCACAGAGATCAGCAGCAGCAGCACGCCTGGAACGTCCACCGGGTGGGCACACGTGCTTGTGACGTATACCACAGCAACAACGACATTGAAACTCTATATTGACGGCGTCGAGGTAGCATCGGACGCCGCTGTCGATTTTGATGAGTTCCAGTTTACAGGTATGTATTTTGGCGACAGTGACCAAGTGGACGCCGAACTTAATGGCACGCTTCGCGACTGGGGAAAGTGGGACAGGGTGCTTGGGGCCGCTGAAATCACCGAACTTGTCGCGGGTGGTTACGCAGCCGATACGACAGGCGGGGCTCCGACATGGAATGTCCGTATGGAGGCTGCCGACGAAAACATCGGTGGCAGCACGCCAGTGGGAGTCGGATCATTGTCAGTCACGAACACCAACGTCACGGGGGTTTATAAATAATGACCGACCGTATGAAAATCCGCTGTATGTTATACATCCCAGTCGCTCAACTGGCAGCGGCAAAGGATGCTTTGGGCAGGTATAAACTAATCCGGCAGGCGAAGGAGCAGGCGTTAAGCACACCTGCGTGGAAGGCTGACGAAGCGGTGGACGTAAAAACCCCGGCTTTCTACTGCATGAAACTGACGCTTAATCGCAGGCAGTTCAAGAAGCTGCGGGAGATCGCACCGGATCGTTTGATCGAGATCGAGGACGCCTTCAACGTCCGCAACGGCCAACTCGTGAAAGTTCGTCGTCGCAGGAAGCCGTCCGCGTACCAGTTCGCACCAGCGGAGGAGATCGCATGAAGGCGGGCAAGCTCCGACACCGTGTCACCATCCAGTCGAAGACGACCACGCGAAACGAGCGCGGCATCAACCGCGAAACCTGGTCGGCGCTGCATTCGTCCGTCCCGGCCGAGATCGTTACCCTCTCCGGTCGCGAACTGGAGCAGGCCCGTCAACTGGTCGGCACGGCCACCACGGCGGTGCGAATCCGGTTTTACGCCAACGTCACGAAGGAATGCCGCATCGTCTTCGGATCAAGGGTGTTGACCATCGGCCACATCGACAACGTCGACCAGCGGGATATTGAACTGGTGCTGACGTGCAGCGAGGAGACGTGATATGTCCCTTGATCTTGCCGGTGGCCTCGGTGCCAAGCGCGGTGGGGCTGGCGTTATTTTTGAACTCAACCGGCAGGACGAACGCCGGTTATTGCGAACGCTCGACACTATCGAAAACAAGGTCCGCAAACGGATTCTCGGCAAGGCGGTTAGGGCAGCGGCAAAGCCAATATTAAAGCAGGCGAGAACAAACGCACCGAGACGAACGACCGTTCTCAAGCGGGCGTTGATCACCAAGGTTAAGCGGTACAAAAACGGCAACGTCGTCGCCGCCATCGGGCCGGAATACCGCAAGGACCGCAAGACCGGGAAGCGCACATTCCGGATGCTCAAGGCGACGAAGTCACGCGGGGCTTTGAAAGTAGATGCCTTCTACGCCCACATGGTGGAAAAGGGAACAGCACCGCACGAATACAACGGCCCTGTCTTGATTAACGGTCAAGTCGTCTGGATCAAGACACACCCCGGCACGCGGGCGACGCACTTTCTAAAGCGGTCGATGCAGGGGCAACGGCAACAGGCAAAGCGGGCGTTTGTTGCGAAGGCGTGGGCCGAGATCAACGCGGAAGCGAAAAAGGCAAGAGTAAAACTATGACCATCGGCGAAGACCTGATAGAACATCTCAACGACGACGGCGACGTCGTTGCCCTGGTCAGCGACCGCATCAGCCAGGGGGCGGTGAACGAGGACGACACGCACCCCCGCATCTGGCTCGGCCGCGCGTCGCGAAACCACGACCTTGACTGCGGCGGCGTCGGCGGGATCATCGAGGACAATTTTGACCTCGAGATCGTCGCCGAGCACGACGCCGACACGGACGGGATCGAGCAGGCCCTGGAGATCGCCGAGGCGGTACGGGACAGCCTGCACGGGTTCACTGGCGAGATGGGCGTGACGACCGTTCTCGGCTGCTTCGTTGACGACCAGTCCGACGATTACCTCTACAAATCAATCGACAGCCCAGACGGGCTTTACATGAGCGCGCTGAACGTGCGTATTCTTCACAGCACATAAGGAATAAACCATGCCTGGAAAGAAAATCGGTCTTGACAGTGAACTTCTGATCAAGGCGACAACCCCCGCCGACACTGTCGTCGGCGGTCTGCTTTCACTCGACGGCCCGAATTTCTCGCAGGCCAAGGTCGACGTGACGGAAATCAAGACGGGCGGCACAGCCCAATTCAACGAGTATATCGGCGGTTACATCGACGGCGGCGACGTCACGGTGGAACTGGCTTTTTACAGCACCGACGACAGCGGGCAGGAACTCCTTAAGACTGGGCTGGCCGCCTCTACCTGTTACGCGTTCCGGCTTTACCGTGGCTCGACCGTCGACGACGCCTATGACTTCAAGGCGGTCATTAC